GTAACCACTCTGAATTTGACTCCTACGCAACAGGATGCGGTAGCCGCAGCCATCGCTCCTTACACTCAGTTGACCGTAGCTGATCTTAAGCAATATCGTTCGGTAATCCAAACTTTGGCTGTGCAGCTTTCAAATAGTTTTGGAACGGGTTCGGCTTATTATAACCAAGTATACGGGCTTCCTCCGCCTGCTCCCAGTACCCAGCCTATAACCTTGGATCAGTATGCTTTGTTACAAAGTTTATATGATGTTATGCAATCGTACGATACTTTGACGGCGACTACCACTATAGACAGCAATGTTACTCTCAGCAACATGCAATACGTAGCTGGTTTAGCAGCAAATTCCGATATAGAATTCAACATACCAAACAGTAAGATCATGGCCCCTGTTCCTTTTGGACTTACTATAGAGGCCATAGCGCTCAGATATCTTGGTGACGCCCAAAGATGGCTAGAGATAGCTACGTTGAATAACTTACAAGATCCATACATAGACGAAGACGGATTCCAGCTTCCTTTATTGTCTAATGCCAATGGCAGGCAGATTACTGTAGCAGATGCAGCTAATTTATGGCTAGGTCAGACTGTTACTCTGTATAGTACTACTCAAACTCCCGTATCTAGAACGGTGCTTGCCATACAGCAACTATCATATTCTAGCTATCTGGTTACTCTGGACGGACTGGGCAATCTTGGCAATTTTACAATAGCAGATAGCGCCTATATCCAGGCTTATCTGCCTGGTACGGTTAACAGCCAACAAAGGATCTATATACCGAGCGCTTTCCCTCCTCCGAATATAGAAAATATCTTGATGCCTCCGTCAACAACTAGCGATCCTCTAACGGGTATTAGTCTTGTAGATTTGCTTTTAACAGATGCTGGAGATCTGGCAATCAACAATTACGGAGATTTCAGGTTTTCCTATGGATTGACTAATATAGTCCAAGCTTTAAAGATAAAACTTGCAACTGGTACCGGAACCATTATAACTCATCCCGAATTCGGTCTAGGGATAAGCCCTGGAACCATGATTTCAGACATCAGTGCCGGAGATGTATTTAATACCATTAACTCGCTTATACAGCAAGATAGTCGTTTTTCTGGTTTAAGCAGCCTTCAGGTGTCTCTGAATGGACCTATAATGGCCATAAGCCTAGGAGTCCAACTAGCTGGACAGAATGGGGTTTTCCCCGTAAATTTCCAGTTAACCTAATAGTTCTAATGATATAAGTCATTATACGCTAGAACCCAATCTTTAGGGTAGCAACGGAGTTTAATTTGGCAGATCTTCCAGTTCCCGAATCATATGAGCAGTTACTTTCTGATATGCTTTCGGCATATGCTGCCAAAGTAGGTATATCGGACTTTAACGTAGGATCAGCTGTTACTTCATTTTTTGAGGTTGTAGCTCTCTCCACCGCACGAGCTTCCGGAGATGTATTCCAGATCCTTACGGACTTCGATGTCGATAGAGCTACCGGTCAAGCCCTTCAACTTTTGGCTCAAGAAAATAACGTAATTCCTCAAGTAGCCCAGATAGCTACGGGTTATATTACTGTAACGGATACTAGTTTTACAAAAATTTCTACTAATGTCTATGCAGGTACTATACCTCCAAATGTCGGATCTACCTCCATAAACGTAGGCAACGCTACCTTATTTCCAGCTACAGGATCTATCTATATAGGTCGTGGAACTCCGGATATCGAAGGCCCTATAGCCTATGCTTCCATAACCCCAACTGGAAATTATTACACCATAAACTTGAGTGCGCCGACTACCAAATATCATAATTTGGGAGAAACTGTAATCCTTGCACAGGGTGGACTTAGAACTATTCCATTGAATACCGTAGCTCAATCACCTGGCATCGGCTCGACTCCTGCAATCCAATACCAGACTACCGTTCTGTCGTCTATCCTTGATGGAGAAACTGTAGTAGCTAGCGTCCCAATAGCAGCTCTTTTACCTGGCGCTAGCGGCAATGTGCCAATTGGATCTATAAACTCTTTTGCCAGCCCTCCTTTTCCTAGCGCTACAGTTACCAATCCCTTGCCATTATCTAATGGAGCAGACACTGCTACGGATGATCAATTACGAGTACAGATCAAAAATGCATTGGCTTCTCAAGGATTAGGAACAGCTACGGCTATTGAAAATGCCGTTATCGGTGCTACTACTACTAATCCTGTAAATGATACCATAAGTAGCGCTAACTTAGTTAATAGTGCCACTGGCACATCTGCTACCGTATATATAGATGACGGTACGGGCTATGAGGCCACTTCTACGGGAGTTGGCCTAGAGTCTATCGTAAATTACGCAATAGGTGGCGAACAATTTTTTCAATTAGCGACAGGTGGAACGCAAGCTCCTGTAGCCAAGGCATTTCTGCAGTCTACATTGACTTCTCCGTTTGATCTTATAGGTGGCGACACCTTGGCTATCACCGTTGGCGAAACCGTTTATCAACACGTATTCGCAAACACTGATTTTATCAGCCCTGGTGCGGCTACGTCATATGAAATTACTGCAAGTGTTAATGCCGATAGCACCATAGGCTTCGAAGCTACTACGGCAGGTGGCGGAACCTATGTGGTATTTAGAGCTAAAGCCGAAGCACCAGATTCTCTTCAAACTACGTTACCCACAACTTCTGGACGCAATGCGTCAGTATTATTGGGGCTTCCTGCGCAGCAAATCCAGACCCTGAGACTATATAAAAATAATCTTCCTCTTTCCAAAGATGGAATGGACGCTGTTGTATTCAGCCAAGCACAATCCTTGTGGTCTAATACGATTGCCAATGGCGACACATTGATCCTATCTGTTGACGGTACTGCACCCATAACCTATACCATATTGAATTCTGACTTCATAAATACCGGACTCTATACGTCAGTATCCAGCACGAACTCACTAATTTCTTGGGTCGAGGTATTTAACAATAAGCTAACCGGCATTACCGCTGCAGTTTCTGGTGATCAAGTCTCTTTGACTTCTAACTTAGGCGTTAGCGATAGGGCACAAGTTATAATCAGTCCGTCGTCTACTTTGGTCAGTAAAGCTATGTTTAGCTCTAATTTAGAGTTAAGCTCTGTAGGGCATACTTCAGATTTTATCCTAGATAGAAATACCGCACAATTCCAATTAGCCGTCCCATTAGTGGCAGGCGATATGCTTGACGCAGGTAGCGATCAAACAGAAGCAAATGTATCTTCAGCTCTCCTTACGGGATCGACAATTACATTTGCTGCGAATGCACACGTGTGGTTCTTGATAGATGAACCTGGAACCATAATAAATACTGGCGTTATCTCCAATACACTTTTAAGTGTTAGCACTCCTTCTACAAATATAATCAGATATACGTCTGCGGTTGCAGGCGCATTCGACAATGTAGTCGTAGGCGATTATGTAATAGTATGGAGCGCAGAGCTTCCTACTACGGACCAACTAGAAGGTCGAGTTCATGCATTTACGGGTACGACTTTAGATATACAAATTACAGCAGCAGAATGGGCAGCTGTAACCCCAGTAACGAACGTAGTATACAATAATGGATTTGTAGTATTGCGAAGCAATTTTGTTCCACAGAAATTTGAAGTAGCTGCTGGAGCATATAGCCTAGATGAGATAGTTTTAGCTTTGCAGCCTCAGACTACCAACATAAACTTCAGTGTTCTGAATGAGCAATTCTTAATAGCTCAATCTTCCACGATGAATTTGGATGGTTATTTATTGATCGTTACGGCGGATACCGATGGCATATTGATGCAGTGGCCTATCAGCACTTCTTCTTCAAGCGAAACTTCACAGATAGCATTTTATGATAGCCAAGAGACAGAAGCTGATTTTCCGTTGTTCGTGCATTCTACGATGGCTGGTGATGCCTACGCTAATCCCATTGACAGTTACATAACAGCCATAGATCCCACGTATAGTTTCGTAGGAAGAGAGCCCAACGAACTCGTGGCATTCTTACAGCCTTATGGTTCTATTCCTGATGCGCAACCCTATAATGAGCATGTGCAGGTAGATTCTATCGTTTCTAGTTCCGTAGTAAATATTACAGAGAACCCAGACCTTAGGCGTTTGCGTTTAGGTGTCAGTGGCGTAAGCCAAGACAGATTCTTCATTGCTAGCCCCTTGAGTTTTGGTTGGGACGATACAGTTGTAGTTATTTTAGATGAGAATCCTGTAAGTGAAGCCTATACAATTCCTCTATATCGAAGAGCAATAACTAATCAAACGTTGTCTAATAACTCTACATCATTTGACGCATACGATGTCGATTCTGGAGCTTCTACTCAATTTTCTACATATTTTCCAGGATTCAATTTCGCTAATTTCAAAGCTTTGATGAGAGCCAAGAATGTACTGGCTGCATATTCCAATCCAGCAAATACTCAGCTTCTATATCGGGCCGCACAGTGGGGTCGCAGTGGCCAACTTGTAACGGTCGCCTATGGCTATCCATCTTCTGCTAATGCTGGCATAACTAGTTCTGTGCAAGTCGGCACGGTAGTAAATATAGTAATAAACCTTGCTAGCGGCAACACCGTGGCAAGTTCTATAGATTATACCACACAATGGAACGTTACTATCACGGCCAATGACCCAATTTCTGGCGTAGATCAAGTGACCTATACTTGGAATGGCGTCGGGACAAATCCAGCTTTAAGCTTAACTAGTGGCGAATATGTCAACATAGGTACGAATACTGGTTTCGCTACGGCCAATACTGGAGTATATAGGATTTCTTCGGTCATTCCTCCTAGCTCTACTTCTTTCACTATACAGCAGCCACACGGCGTTGCGGTACCACAAACTAATGTTCCTACCATGTTCAATGGTGCAATAACCTTTTACGATGCCTCTACAACTACGGCTAATCAGGTACTCACATATGTGAATGCAAATCTTTCACAATATGTAACGGCAGCTTTGGCTACAGGATCAACTGGAGCTGGTACTATAGTTTTTGCTACCTATGAAGATAGCGGTTTTACTACGCCATATGTACAATTGCAAGATGGCATCAACTGGATAGCTTCTAGCAACGTCAGCGGATCTCCTCAATTCACTTTTAAAGTGCCGCTGACTTTGCCCTCTGTTGGAACATATTACATGTTCAATAATGGAGAAGAAGTAAGGCTAATACCCACTACAATGGATCAAGTCTACAATCTCATATCCATCCTGGCAGTTACGGGATTTACAACTTATGGTGAAGTAGGATTATCTGATAGAGGTAATCAATTAGAACTCTCTACCCAGACCCTGGGCAGCCTTGGTGCTATTCAGGTAATAGGCGGGTCTGGCAATCAGTATTCTGTGGCCGTATTCGGTTCTGCAGAGAGATTAGATAATACCAACATGCAGATCTCTGCTAATAATGTAGCTTCTGCGCCCATGATGAGTGGCCAATGGTTTAAATTGGAAGCCGCTGAAGAACAAGTAAAAGATACCTTATTTGGCAACAATACCAGCATCACGACAAGCAATAACACGCCAATTCCTGGCCAAACTCTTGTTACGATGCTTAATCAAACTATCAATCAGCCATATTTTGGCAATCCTAGAAACAACGTAAGATCACAAGGCGATACGTTTAGGATCGAAAATCAAGGCGAGTTTGCCTGCCTGAGCTGGAATCCAAATACTGGCTCAAGCCCTATGTTTCAGGCTCCGCTATTTTTCAATGATTCTGGCGGCGGCACGGTAAGTGTTACGGCCATAGTCGGCTCTGCCGATAGCTATCAATACAATATAGCCAGTGGTGTTGCAAACTTTACAGAACTTTCTATCAATGATCTTATAACGATAAATGTTACGGGCTTTGGCACAAATAACGGCACCTTCTTAGTTACCGGAGTTTCTGCCAACGGCGCTATGATTCAAGTATTGAATCCAAATGGCGTACCGCAATCAGCTACCGCGTTCGCATCAGGAAACTTCTCTGCTACTACGGGCGTTTCTGAAGGCGACACTATGATCCTTAGTGCTCCGTTCAATGCCCTCAATCGTGGCCAGTTCCGAGTAATCAGGGAATTCAACAATAGTGTTTGGTATGTAAATCCTGATACCGTACAAGAAGAAGTATCTTTACCATACAATCCAGTTAGTTTGGGTTTTGATACTACTACCGTATTCAATATAACTACGACTAATAACATAATGCATTTGGCATACGGCGGTTCTGGAACTGTCCCAACTTTGGGCAATGCTCAAGTTGGAGATATTGTAACCCTTACGGCGCCATTTTCAACAGCGAATCAAGGATCGTTCATGGTCATCGATTCTGGCAGTAACTATCTAGATGCCATCAATCCTTCTGCAGTCGTTGAATCTGGGGTGTCTGGCATAACAGCTCCTGAATTAGAAGATCATCGTCCACAGATCCAGTTCTATCCATATGAAGCCACAGTCCCAGGCGATCTTTTAGTGGTAACTGGAAATGTCTTGCCTCTTACCAGCCAAGGATCTTATCCTGTTTTTCAGGTACTAAATGAAAGTCAGGTAATTGTTACAGGACTTATCGGAAATGCTACGAACGTAAGTTTCAATGGTCAACAAGCCGCCATCTTCGTTCAAGAAGGCGTGCCATACTCAGGCTATAAACATGTTCTACTAGTATCTTCAGATCCTAATGGTGCTAATTTAAACTCTATCACGTTTGACACCAATGCTCAGTACGAAAAGATAAATCAAGAGGCTAGCGTAAGCATGACTTCTTTGAATAAGCTGAATTTCAATACCGCATTAGAAACTGGCTTAGATAGTTACAGATATAATACCGGACTTATAGCAGAAGCCAACAGGATTATATACGGGGACCCCAGAGATCCCGTTACCTATCCTGGAGTTGGAGCTGCTGGAACGGATATCTTCGTTCAAGAACCTTTGACTCTTAGAGTCCAAGTTAGTTTAGACATTAGGCTTGCAACTGGTGTTCCGTTTCAACAAACGGCGACTACCGTTAGAAGTAACGTAAGTGGATTGATCAACTCGAATCCTGTGGGACAATCCATAGGAATAAGCAGCATCATATCAGCAGTGACGTCTATTCCAGGTATCATCTCTGTAGCTATCAGCAGTCCTCTTTATAACGTTGCCAATGATTTGATCACTGTGGCTCCTAGCGAAAAGACTAGGGTTATAAATCCAACTACAGATATACAGGTCAGTCAGATCGGCAATAGCTAATGCCAGTAACAAGCGTAGAACAAGAGTACGTACGTTTAAGGTCGTACTTGAACCCAATTATCCAAGGTCCAAATGTAGACGCCGTGTTAACGGCATTGGCATCTGGAAGCTCTAGCTATTTGGTTAATAACGTAAATGCTGTAAATGAGAATCTCTACGTGGTTACGGCAGTCGGTACCTATCTAGACGCAAGACTTGCCGAATACGGAATAACACGCCCTCCAGCAATCGGTCTAAGCGATCAGATATTCAGTCAAATTGGTATCCAGGTAAGAAACCGCAAGCAAGTCCGCGATCTGATGAATAAGATCATGGATCTGATCTTTGGCGATCAGTTCACCAAGGCCAGTGATTCATCTACTACCTATGAACCCTATGATCTAGCCGATGGCGATACTCTCATAGTAAACTTTGATGAAGCCAATACTACTACCATAGTTTTTCATGCTGCACAGTTCCAAAATATAGCTGCTGCAACGGCCCAAGAAGTAGCTGACGCCATCACAGAATTCCTAAGCAATCTAGGGCTTAGCGGAACTGCCATTTCCAACAACAACGGCAATGGCAATTACGTACAGCTTTTAAGCGATACCATAGGCCCAGCATCTAGCGTTACGGTAATGGGCGGCTCCGCTCAAAACGTACTGCTGTTCCCATCGCCCGTGGTAGCTGGTGGCAATATGTCTACTCAATGGACTTTGAGCCAACAGAACGGTGGGGTTATCAGGTTCACATGGACTGGCGGAGCGAATCCCCAATTGGGTAAAGTTTTACCACAAGACTACGTAAATATCTATGGCGGAGGTTTTTCCTCTAGCCAAGAAGGCACGTACACTATAATTAATTCAGTAGGTGGAGCTGTAGACTCTTCTTACTTTGACATAGAGAATATATTTGGCACTACAGGCATCGTCACACAAGGTGCAGATGATGCTGTGTTGTTCTATAATCCTACCAGGAAGATGCTAGCGAGTTCTCCTTTATATGCTGCTTTGTATCAAGTACAAGCAAATACCTTGCAGATATTCTTACCTGCCAGTACACAAGTCGTGAGACGGTCAAGAATCGGATCTGCCCACTTGCACTATCCGCCTTCTGGAACTTTTACGCTATTTACTAACCCTAGTCCTGGGGACACGTTCTCTATAACCACAATAAATACGCTGATAGCTGGCACAGATTTCGTCATTGGCGCTACCCCAGATGTTACGACTCTCAATCTAGCTACGGTCATAGAGACTAATATTCCTGGGCTTGTAACTAATGTAAACTTTACTACATCAGTTCAAGGGACCATCCTGGATGATGGGATATTGAATACGGTCCTTATACAATCAGATAACGCTGCCTTAACCCTTACAATAGCCTATACGGGCTCCCAGGACGTCGTAGCAAGCGGGCCTATGGGTGACGTAACGTCGCTTGCGCCTAATCAACCTGGGCCTTACATGTATGATACCACTCAGCCTTTTGTGTTGAGTAATGTGAATACAACATTGACCCAGGAATTAGACGCTACAAAGTCTAAAGTGTTCACGGTAGTTAGTTCCAACGGTTTTCCCAATACTCAAGGATACATACTTTTTGGTTATGGAACGGAATCACAAGAAGGTCCTGTCCCCTACATAGGCTCACCGTCTGGTGATACGCTTTTAATTAGTCCTGCTTATACTATACAAAACGTACATCCCGTTGGGACAAGTGTTTTCTTGGTGGAGCAGAATGCTCCTGTAACAGTAAGTTCTGATGGGCTTAATTATCCATTTTACATAACCGACATCGTAAGTGGTCGTATCTATGCGCAAGATCTTATTGAAAGTGTCGCTGCTGCAGGAGTTAACCTAGTGTTTACGATACTTTATCCCTCGGATGTTGGGCTCGGACGAGCTGGCACAATTTATTCAGAGATAGTCGAAATTTGGGGCGAGTAGAAATGGCTAAGCGAGATACCAAAAAAATAGCATGGCATAGTTTAAGAATCCAAGAACAAAGTTTGGATAAGATGCCGCACAAATCTGTACGTAAAGCCATTCGAAAAGAACGCCAAGATGCACGTAAAGAAATAAAAGAACAGCAGGAAGAATAATGGCACAATCATTGATTTTAGCAGGAGCAAATTGTAAACTTTTCGTGAACAATAAGCTCTATAAAGAAGTTGTTTCTATTTCTTTTTCTATTGATTACGGAGAAACGGAGATTCGAGGAATTGACTCGCCATATGCACAAGAAATTGCATTAACGAATGTGACCGTTCGTGGTTCTGTAAAAGGATTGAGAATCAAAAATAGCGGCGGAATTCAAGCTAAGAACATGCGACCGCAATTTTTAGATATGGCAGCGGCTCCTTATGTCAGTATCAGGGTGCAGGACTTCACGAGTTCGGAGGACATCATCTTGATCCAACAGGCTAAGATCACTAGAGAGAGCCACACAGTGGAAGCCAAGAGAACATACAAGCTAGATTTCGACTTCGTCGGCATGATTCCCCTCATGGCCTTGGACAGAGTTTAACTAGTTCTCTCAATTTCAGCCTTATCACCGCTGGCTATGGCCCTTGCGTGGGTAACAAAACCTGCCGTACATTCTTCTGGAAGTTGCGCCACTAAATATTCGAATGCTGTCTTAAGATTTACATACGAATCCTTGTCTACAACTTCTAAACCGGAAGACCCGCCTTGGGGATTTCTTTCATAGATCCAGCCTTCGTTGGTCCCATCCATTTTTTGTTTTATAGAAAATTCCCTACTCATTATTCCTCCGCCACTTCTTCATAACACGATAGCATATATTGTAATTCAACTGCAAGATTTTTCTGTACGTTCCGTACGTATCTGAGATTCTTTGGATACCCCGGGGAATTTTGGCTTTCTATATACGACCCTGCATTGTAGGCAGAAATACTTTTGCAAAAATTTCCATCATATCTATCTAGTTGATACTTTAGATATTTTGCTGCATACAGCACGTTAGTTTTTGGCTCCATCAATCCTTCTGGAGAACCTTTGTATCCTAGATCAAAAGCTGTTCCTGCCTTAATCTGACATACGCCGTAAGTAGGTGAATTTCCGTCGTGTTTAAGCATTGCATTTGTTAGATTTGTTTCGGTCATACATACCGCGAGCAAAAGATATGGCGGAACCCCCACTATCTTCGCTATGCCCGTAATCATTGCTATATATTGCATCTAGACCTCCAAAGAATATGGTAACCCATGTCCTTTGAAAAGTAAAGGCTTTTAACTTCAATGATTTCGGTAGGTTAGTCTTCTTCGGTAACTTTTATAATACCAGGAACTTTGGTGTTCCATTTTTGAGACTCTGTTCTATGAGCACAGTTCGTGCATTTTCTATAGTACCACGTGGCGTCTGGCCTATTATATAGGCAGATCTCCAGGTAGCCTTCTCCATGGCAATCGTGGCAGGCCCATTCTGATCTGAGCTTCTCTAGGATGCCACGACCCTCGGATTCGTCCTCTAATTGATAACTTCTCTCTATTATATCTTTTACATGTGCGTAACGATCTAAATCGACCCTCGCAAGCTGTTTCCTAAGAGAGGCGACCTCGCGTTTTAATGCCTTATTTTCGTACGTTAGCTTCTGTTCTCGACTACGCTCTTTATGACCACGCCGGATTTTTCCCATTATGACCTCTATATTATAAAGGTTCCAACTGGCCGCGATATATGGTATAATACACTAAGATATGATATTGTACGAATTATTTAATAAAATAACTAAAATGGGCTATGTAGGAATTACAACTAGGCCCATTAAGATGCGTTTTGTCCATGAGCATTTGGCTTCATTAAGAGCCAACAGGCATGGAAACATCTATCTTCAGAACGCTTTTAATAAATATGGAGAATCTGCATTTGAGTGTATTATTCGCAATACTTATGAAACCATAGACGACTTGAATAAGGCCGAACAAGAAGTATTGATTTTAGAAAAACACAGATTATACAATTTAGCTCCTGGAGGCAATTCGTACAATCATAGTATAGAAGCAAAAGAAAAAATATCAAAAAGTCAATTAAAGCCTGTTGTAGGCATGAATATAAAAACTGGTGAAATTAGAGAATATCCGTTTGTTATGGACGTAACTAGAGACGGTTTTGATTATAAAGCTATAGGTGGCGCTTGTAAATTGCGCACAAGCACTAATAGAAATGGCACATTTACAAATCTATCTGCAAAGGGGTGGGTTTGGATGTATAAAAAAGATTTCAATATAGAAGAAATGGAAAGAAGAAGAAAATTAGCTTTTAGAGGGAAAATCAGGCTAGAGAGACCTGTTTTGGGCAAACATCTGGTAACTGGAGAAATTGTAAGTTTTCCTTCCACGGAAAAAGCCAAGGCCGCAATAGGTGTGGTCGGTATTTATCAAGCATGTCAATATGTTAGAGTGAAAAGTCGCGGTGGGTATGTTTGGGTTTATGCCGATTTGGACAACCCCCAATCTTTACTAGAGGAACGCTACAATGCGTACATAAGCAATCCTCCAAAGACTGGACCTAAAGCGTGGCTATTCAGAGGCGGCAAAATCTAATTTCCCAAGAGAGAATCGATGTTCCGACAATGCGCGGCATCGAAAGTGCGGTCTCTAACGATTTTGATCAATCAATTCAAGCATTTATCACTGGAGCTGCTGGTTTTACGCAATCCAACAGCAACCCTGGTATCGGTTACATTATACGCGGTTTCGAAGTTCTCATGAGTGGCGCTATCGGCGGCGCAGCGTCAAGTCTACAATTGTCCGTGGACCCAGGCGCATTGATGAACGTAAACTCTTCCCAGTCGGGAACGGTTTATATGGTTCCGCCTGGCACTCCCAATCAGCAATTAAGTTCCGCTACAAATCCTAGCGTAGTTAACGGCGCATTTGTTCCAAATTCCTTGAATTACGTCGGCCTAGATTATATTCGTTTTGCCGATTCTGCAACGGATCAACAAGATTATTTATGGAATCCCACGAGCAACACGGAAACGACCACGGTAGCTCCTGGCGCTATAATCCTTACATATAATATTTACGTTACTACGACTCCTTGGGCAAGCAATGTAATGCCCATAGCAATCGTTGAAACCAACGCGGGCAATCTAGTTACCTCGATTACAGACTGTCGCTGGCTTCTTTTTCGTCTAGCTACTGGTGGAGCAGATCCTAATCCTTTCTATCAGTATCCTTGGCCTGAGACTCAAGTAGAAAATCCTTCTACGTCTACTTCTAATGGTGTAAATCCATTCTACGGCGGTGACAAAGCTATCTCGACTTTGAAAGACTGGATGAACGCCATAATGACGTCCATCGAACAGATTCAAGGCACCAATTACTGGTATTCTGCCATCTCGCAAAGCGGCTCTTTAATCACTTTAAGAGAAGATGTAGCAAATACAGTAGTCACAGGCAACACCACTATTTCTAACGGTGTATTACCAAATACTACTCCTGTACTTTCTACTACTGGTAACACGCACTCAAATAACCAATTAGACGGCCTAGCGTCAACCACAGGCATAGTTCCTGGGCAATTGATCATAGGATCTGGACTGCCAAGCAACACTACGGTGCTCAGCATCTCTGGCTCTACCGTGACCATGTCTGCAAATGCCGTAACGACACTGACCGGTGTTTCCGTTGCTTTCTATGCTCCTGAACAAGTAACCGTCCCTGGCCAAATCAACTGGGCGAGCAATCCTCCTGGCGATGGTTTCATTTACTTTAAACTGATAGGTTCTAGACTTTCGTATCAGATTGTAGAAAATCCAACCGGTGCTTCTGTAACTCTTGCAGATAACGAAGTTGCTTATTTAAATTTAACCCGCAATGTCAACGTAGCTCCACAACTAATATATACTCCTGGATCTGGAATCACGGTAGTTACCTCAGTAGGTAGCGTGGTGTGGACGACTAGCTTACAGGCTGGCGATTTCATAAGAGCACAATCAGATTCCGATGCAAATTACTATAAAATTCAAAGTGTAGATTCTCCTAGCCAGGTGACTCTTACTGGAATTTATACTCCTGTAGGCGCTGCAACTGGCGTAACTTCAGTTTATGCTTTTGGCGTTTATACCTTACCTGGTGAAACTGGAACTCAAAGGGATATACAGTTAGCCGATAGATCTGCCGTTCCCTTAAACGGCAACACTGTGTGGCTGTTCTTGCGATCAGATGATGGCGGATCTGTAGCTAGGGTTTATATAAAATTCCTTGGAGCAGAACTTCAAGATGGCGATTCGCAAGAAATATCTGGACCCACGCTAAATAATGTATTACAATACATAGGCTCTCCTATCGAGAGTGCTGTTGCACCAAACTATACGTCGGCTATTTATCCCGGTGCGTTGCCAGAGATTACTCAAATTACTACTCCTGCTGCGTCGGCAATGGCCAGCAATGAATATTTTTATCAGTACTCTTCTGGAAATTATCGCAAGTATTACGTGTGGGTAAATAAGGATGGAACCGGCGTAGATCCAATGCCATTCGCCGATTACATAGGAATTCCATGGATAGTAAGCACTGGTCAGACGGCAACACAGACTGCTACGGCCTTAGTAAATGCTCTTAATGGAATAATTCCCAATGATTTCTTAGCCAATTCTTCTTCTGCAGTTGTAACGGTTAAGAATAATTCTGGCGGTATAACGAATCCATCTACTAATTTTAACGTAAGTGGTTTATCTATATCTGTTACTCAAGTAGGAACAGGTATAGGGAACGCTGTAATAAATGATGGCGACAACTTAACATTAGCTATTAAAAAATTAGATGATGAGTTCGGCAATTTCATTAATTCATTGGATAGTCCTACCTATGATGAGACTATAAATATAGTAACATCCGGTGGACAAACACCGCCATATTTTGGTAGCGGTGCGCCGAATTATACTCCAGTTACTTTAAATGGCCCCATATCTTCAACTACAGATGTTACTTTGCCTAGCAATACTAGACTCGGTAATATTCCACAGGCATACACGGTTGGAAAGGGCACTTTAGAAGTATATCTAAATGGCCAGTTCCAAGAACTAGGGATAGACTGGCTTGAAGTAGGCGCGTTTGATACTGCAAGCACACAGATCGAAACTTTACGAACTTACGTAGTAGGCGATTATATACAATTCCGTATCGGCACCGGAGGTGGCGGTGGCGGCGGCGGAGGAGTAGGTCCGCCTGGACCGACAGGTCCTCAAGGAGCACCAGGAGCAGATGCTGCCGGTGGACCGATCAATATCAATACGTATACTGGACTTTATACGGTACTTTTGACAAATTGTTTCCTTAAAGCAAATTGTGCTAGTGGGCCCGTAACATTTACATTGCCTGCTGCCTCCTCGGCTGCGGGCAGAATTTTCTATTTCAATAAGATAGACTCTACCACAAACGCTATGATAATTAATCCGAATGGTTCTGATCTTATCGATGGAGCCAATACTTTAACTACTACTGTCCAATATACGGCTTATTCTTTGATATCAGATGGTAGCACATGGAGTATTTTCTAAATGAGCTATTCGCCAAATACAATATCTCAACTTGTAGGATCTTCATCTGGAAGTGCCTTATCCATACGCGCTAACGCGTCAACCACCGCATATTCTTTGTTTTGGCCAGCAGCCCAAGGAGCGGCCAATACAGTACTTACTAATGACGGTAGTGGAAATTTAACTTGGGTTGCCGCCGGAAGCACTAGTCAAGTTCAGTTGTTCACTCTGGGCAGCGGCGATATAACTAATGGATATATAACGCTTTCTATGGCGCCAGCTACTCCTGCTGACACAATCTTACTAGTAGAGAATGCCGGTAATATGTTCTACGGTGTAGACTTTACAGTCACAGGATCTCGTCTGATTTGGACTGGCTTTGCTTTGAACGGTATTTTGACTTCTGGCGATAATTTAACAGTTTCTTACATTTCCTAAAGGACAACAAACATGGCTCAGATAGTCAATAAATTTCTCGCACAAGTGCCTGCTACTACATTAAAGGGCAACAGCACTGGCAGTACAGCAAACGTAAGCGACCTTAGTGTGGCTACTGTACAGACAATGCTTAGTATACCAACCAATTCCTCGCCACTATCGCTGGCATCTGGTGGTACGGGAATTTCAGCCGGTTCAGCAAACGCTGCTTATAATGCTTTATCTCCCATGACAACTATTGGTGATTTAGAATACGAGTCAGCTACGGGTATCGCTAGTAGGCTGCCAATTGGATCTACGGGTCAGATTTTAACCGTTGTTGGGGGAATTCCCGCATGGGCAGCCGCTCCAGCTACTGGCGCAAATACCGCGTTAAGCAATTTAACTGCCACTGCAGTTAATGCAGATATCGTTCCAGCAGCAAACACAACGACCAATCTAGGTGCTCTAACCTTTCAATGGCTAAACGGCTGGATATTGAGAACACAGCTTCATTCAACTCCGGATCAAGGAGTTTTTGGATTACTGACGGGCTTAACTGGAACCCCCGTAACTGGCATAGGAATACTCTCTACTGGTGACAACACCGGAAATCCTAATCCAGTTTCTGTCGCTTCAGCCAATAATTCAGGATCATTCAACACAAGCTCAGTACAATTAGTTACTGGAAGTGCTACCGGTGCTAGCAATAGCAGCGGTAATATCATCCTAACAACTGGCTCCTCATCTGGCGGTACTGCCGGTGTTTTTAAATTCTTGAAAACTGGCGTCGCCTCAGTGTCTGGCCAAGTTTGGACGGCATCTGCCACTGATGGCACTGGTTACTGGGCAACCGCTGCAGTTTCTGGAATCACACAATTAACTGGCGACGTAACAGCAGGTCCTGGATCTGGATCGCAAGTAGCTACTTTAGCTACCGTAAATTCAAACACTGGCTCTTTTGGTTCTTCTACTAGCATTCCATCTTTTACTGTGAATGGCAAAGGCCTTATTACTGCCGCCAGCGGCAATGCTGTAGTTGCCCCTGCTGGAACTTTGTCCGGCACAACCTTAAATTCTACTGTAGTTACTTCAAGTTTGACCTCTTTAGGAACTCAAGCCCAAGCCTTAAATATGGGCTCATTCCAAATCAACAATTTGGCGAATGGCGTTGCAGGTTCTGATGCGGCAACCTATGGTCAATTACAGGCCGTCCTAGCTGGCCTTTCTTGGAAAAACGCGGTTCTAGTAGCTACTACTGCCAACATTACGCTATCAGGCGAACAAACTATCGATGGTTTTTTAACGAGTTCGAGCAGGGTATTGGTTAAAAATCAAACTCTTACTCAGAATAATGGCATCTACGTTTCAGGATCTGGAGCATGGACGCGCGCTACAGATATGAATACCTGGGCTGAAGTTCCAGGAACTGTTGTCGTAGCACAAGAAGGAACTGTAAATGCTGATTTAGCATTTATTTGCACTTCTGCTCCTGGCGGAACGTTAGGTACCACGCCTATTACTTTCGGTCCTTTCGGAACATACTTAGCCGATGGCACAACCCTTACCCTAACTGGAAATGTTTTCTCGATCACGTCTGGCGGGGTTGGAACTACCCAGTTAGCATCTGCTTCAGTAACCGCAGCTAAATTAGCAACTGTAACTGATGGTGTAACGACTAATCAGTCCGGTTCTGGTAGTACGATTCAGTCTTTGAAGCCGGTTCGTTATGCGTATACATTGACCTCTACCGATGTAACCAATCAATTCGTCGATTTAGATATTTCTAATGGTTTTCCTTCAAACGATCCTGCATATGGAACTGTTGCCAATAGCGTTCATCTGGATATCATAGGTGGCGGAGCGCAACAAGAAGCTGTTGATTACACGATAAATTTAACTGGCGGCTCCAGCGGATCAACTAGACTGTCCTTTATCGGCGGCTTAGCAACTGGCGGAGCATCTGCCCTAGTTTCTGGTGACGTTCTAGCAGTTTCTTACAGCTATCTGTAAATAATAAACAATCCTACCTGACGTTCCCATACGACGGCAGATGTTAAAAAGAGGTAAGTATGTCGCAAGTAAAAAATAAATTCCTGGCTCAGATGGCCACCCTTACTCTCAAGGGCAATAATACTGGCTCTACAGCGAATCCTTCCGATTTGACCGTAGCTCAGGTTGTTTCTATGCTTAACTCTGCCAATCAGCAATTGAGCAATCTTTCTTCTACGGCAGTAAATGCAGCGATATCCCCAGGTGTAACGAATAGCATAAATCTTGGGGATGCCAACCACACTTGGGCCGCTGGCTATGTGGTTCAATTAAAAGATAATAGCAATGTTTTATCACTTGACACATTTGCTAGAAAAATATATGACACGGCTGGGAATTCCTCCTTTGATGGAACGAATAGAGTTTTAACAGCTTTTATCAGCAGTGCTTCAACCAATTTATTGAGCTGGTCGACGTCGTTACAATTGGGCTCTCCTTCTGGTTTTAACCAGATGACCATTACCAATTCCGGCCCTCAGGTTCAGAATTCACTGCTCTTCTTTGGTGGTACTTCTACCAACAATGTCACCGTATCTGCTAACACTTCCACTGCGGCATATTCTCTTACTTTGCCTGCTGCACAAGGAACTGCAAATCAGGTCTTAGCACAATCTGGCACCGTAGGTGCGTTAACTTGGGCAACGGCCACAGCAACGCCTACCGCTTCATCGATTGCAGAATGGGACGCCAATGTAAACCTAACTGCTAATAATTTTATAAATGAATACACTACTACTGCTTCTTCAGTTGGTACATACACTTTAACTGCCGCATCTACGTATTTCCAGTACATAACTGGTGGCACGCTTCTGACCATCACTCTTCCAGTTGCTTCTACCATGACTGAAGGTCAATCCTTCTTTTTCGTAAGCAATTCTGGTTCTAACGTAACGATTCAAACTTCTGGCTCAAATGCCCTTGTAATCTTGGGTGGCGGACTCAGTGAATGGGGTTTGGTTACTTGCATACTGAATTCAGGAACTACCACTGCAAGCTGGAATGTTATCAGAGGCGGTCAGAGCACTCTACCAGTAGGACTTGGAGGAACAGGACAAACAGGCGCTTTAACTCAATATGGATTAGTTTATGCTCCCACGACGACCTCCATGGGATCTACGGCACAAGGTGCTTTAGGAACCGTGTTGACTGGACAAGGACCTAGCGTTCCTACGTGGCAGCCACTGATAACCGGCAGTAAAAACTATCTATCTGCTATAATTACCTCTCAAAGTTCTACTCCAAATCCTGGTAATGGAAACTTTGAGCTTGGAAATACCTCGGGCACTTGGAGTTTATTCAATACTACCGTTTCTGGAAGCGCTCCAACTGGGACTATCACGCTTACCGCTGCCTCTTTGACTTCTTTCACTAACATCAGCTCTGGTCAAATAGGTGGACAGTATTCTTTACAAGTGGGTACTTCTTCTGGTACGGCTTGGGGAAGTGGTCAAGGCTTCATAAGCACCGCCTTCAACATTGATGCAGAAGATCAGGCAAAGATGATGACCATAAAGATGTACTACAAAGTTACATCTGGTGCAGCAAACCTAAATTTCTCTGGTACCACAGCAAATAACTTGGCTGTTGCGATTTACGATGTTACTAATAGCGCATGGATTCAACCACAAGGATCGTTCAACTTTGTTCAAAACTCTGGAGTTGGATATGTAACTGGAACCTTCCAGACTACTTCAAATTCTACCCAATATCAAATTGCCGTTCTTAACGTAAATGGAACTGCTGCAGGAAGTACTGGCGTAACGACTGTCGTATTTGATGATGTCTTTGTGGGTCCTCAGACTGCTCCGGCTGGACCCGCTATGACTGATTGGGTTTCATATACGCCAACAGGATCGTGGGTTTCTAATACGACTTATACTGGCAAATGGCGTAGGGATGGCGACACCATGTTTGGTGAAGTATTAATTTCTCTAACAGGAGCGCCTACTTCCGCCACTCTGACCGTAAATATACCTTCTGGCTTTACGATTGATACCACTAAAATGGTAGGCGGAGTAGCTCCAACTGTCGGCGTTTGGTGGGGATCGGTCGCTGGAGTTGCCCGACCAGGCGGTATTACTAGATATAGTTCTACAACAGCTTTAGATTTAATTACAGGAGCAGGGACAGCTCCATTTACGGCTTCTCAGGTTACCCAAGCATATCCTACCACTTTTGCTAATGGTGACTATATTCAATTAACTTTCAGTGCACCAATAGTCGGCTGGTCTTCAAACTCCAGTATGTCTTCGGATACTGATACTCGTGTTGTGGCAGCTAGATACACGGGAGCAACTGCGTCGTTAACTTCTAGTTATTCTAATGTAACTTTTACTACTCAGTCTTCCGATACGCATGGCGCTTATTCTGGGGCAACGTATACGATACCTGTTTCTGGTTATTACGATATTGGGGGTCAAATATACGTATCTGGAACTGCTTCATTAAACGGAACTACCATAGTCGGATTATTGCAAAATGGGTCTACTATAGCTGAAAATGATTTTACTTATGCTGGAGCCGTAACTGGATCTGTAGGGATTCCATTTAGTTTTGGATCTATTTTATGTAAAGCTGGCGACACCATAGTTATTCAGGCAAAGAGTAGCATAACTCTTCCAGTAATCACCGCAAGTTCTACTGAGAATTTCTTACAAGTAGCACGCAGATCTGGTCCCGCAGTTGTTGCTGCTACTGAATCGGTGAACATGAGATATCACTCGGCTTCAGGAACGCCAGGAACCCTTGTTTCTCCAAACGCTATTACGTTTACGACCAAAGATTTTGATAGCCATAATGCCTACTCAGGAAGTACTTATACGGTTCCAGTGAGTGGAAAATACCAAGTAAACGCTTCGACCTATCAAAGTGCTACCACGACCGCAGCAAATGAGCAGGTAAGTACATTCATTTACCATAGCGGCTCTCCGGTATCACAAAGTGTTACTCAATTTTCTGGAGCGACTTCTCTCCAGGGTTGTCTTATTTCTGATCTAGTATCATGTCTTGCTGGCGATACTATTCAAATATTTGCTGGTAATGCTGGTACCACTCCAAATCTCCAAGTGAGCACGGTCATCAACTTCATTTCGATTGCTAGAATAGGAAATTAATATGGGCGTACCTTTAGACACACGACAATCAATCAACAGAGCAGCTCTTCCAGGAATCGGGGTAGCTGCAAATACGACCCTGGACTCCATTCTGACAGTCATAGGTGAAGCTACTTACTTACCTACTGCATCAGTTTTGATGACCAGGGATGCAAATGCAAATACGCAGGCCAATAATTTCATACCTGGGTTGACAGCTATATCAAATTCTGGTGGAACAACCACGTTGGTTGCTTCCAGTTCATTTACTCAGGTATTCTTTGGAACTGGAAATCAAACGGTAGTCCTTCCTGATGCTACAACTTTGACTGATGGTCAACAGTTCTATATTTCAAACGAAAGTAGCGGCACTGTAACGATCAATGCAAACGGCGGTGGATTGCTTCAAACAATGACCACTGATACACATGTGTTAGCTACTGTAACAAATACAAGTAGTGGTCCAGGGGTATGGGATATAAACTACACTGCCAATAACGTTTTGGCAAATCCAATGACAACCGCTGGAGACACCATCTATGGTGGAACCCCTATTGGCGGAGTTGCGCCCCCAGAACGGCTTGGAATTGGATCTAATGGTCAATTTTTGTCCGTGATTAGTGGTCTTCCAGCTTGGGGTGGCGGTCCCATGACTACTGAGGGCGATATAATTTATGAAGGCACTCTTGGAGTTCCAGAAAGACTTCCTTTGGGTACTGCTGGACAGGTGTTAGCAGTAGGAAGCGGAATACCTGCGTGGACTACGCCAACTGGCGTTCAGGTAACTCAAGATTTCGTATCTAGTGGTACCCAAACCTACATAACTCCTACTGACGCTCTATATCTGCGCGTCCGAATGGTCGGCGGTGGTGGTGGCGGAGGTGGTTTCGCAAATACTGGATCTACTGGAGGTTGCGGCGGCGGTGGCGGCGCTTACGTAGAACACATAGTTGTAGGTCCACTGGCTTCCACTTATACTTATAGTCTTGGTGCTGGCGGAACCGCTGGTGCAGCAGCAAATACTGGCACGGCTGGATCTGGTGGAAATACCCTGTTTTCCGGTGGCTCACTAGTAGCTGGAGGCGGCGCTGGCGGCGGGAATGGACCCAATAGTGGAACTAGTTTTGCAGTACCTGGCAACGGAGGAACGGCAACTGGTGGAAATGTTACTAATAATTCTGGCGGAGCTGGATATTATGGAGGGTTTGGGGTAAACACCAATAACTTTTTCGGAGGCAATGGTGGAGGCTCTTTCTATGGAAGCGGCGGGCATGGTGGAGCGCCAAATGTTGGCGCTAATGCATCGGCTGGCGAGGCCTATGGATCTGGTGGTGGTGGCAATGGTGGTAGTGGTACTGCCACTGGAACTGCCGGAGCGCATGGCGGTATTATTATAGAAGCCTACTACCAATAACTATGATTTAACTCCAGCACCTGCTGCGTTAATCAAATTAGCTGGCATTCCTTCATTGGATTTTATAAGTTCAATCAATCTAAGCCGCATCTCCCTATCTGGAATGCGGTCGGCAAAATCATAAAAACTTTTCAAAACGTGTACGTAAGTATTACAAAGCATCTCGCCTTGTGGAGTTAAAGATGCCCCTCCACCTCTAGCTAAGTTAGCCACCCTAGCTTTTATCTTATAGATATCATTAGAATTCTCTTGTTTACGTTCCCATTCTTCTATCTGTTCTAGGCTCATCTTGCCAAAATTCGGTTGGTTCGTGGGCTTCACTGGTCTTTCCTTAAAGTATTTAGCTAAATCATTTTGTGCTAATTCGCCATCATATTCGTGATCTTGTTGCACTACGTCCCTAACTATGGCCTTTGCGTGACGTCTTTTGGGATTCTCTAGTTCTTCTTGCGCTCGTAGTGTGTTCTCATGGAATCTGCGGTTTTCATTATCTATACGATTAGTCTCATTAAATTGCATAAGTTCTTTCGCCTCTTGAAACCAATCGGAATCCTCTGAGCCCATTTCTATCATGGCTGATTCAATTATGCTTGTCAACTTTTGTATGTATTCCCTTTGAGCCCTATCGTGGTTAGCTAAAGTCTTTAGGGAATTTTGTATACTCTCAGCGTCTAAAAAATTCATTTAAGTTCCTTACCACAATCCGTGCATTCTTTTATTGTAGTGGTCAAAAGATGGATCTCTCTTACATTCTTATGCCTG